TTAGATTATCACAATCAGGCACAGCAAAAGTAAGACTTAGAACGAGTGGCGATAATTATATAAACACAGGACAGAACTTAGGTATAGGAACTACTTCGCCAGACGGCAGATTACATGTTGCAAATTTCCAAACAACCAAACAATTAACTTTAGAACGTACTGGTTCTAATTCAGCTAAATTTAGTATTAATACTTTTACTGATTCTATGACTATTGTAGATGAAGGTGGTTCTGGCTCAGAACGTATGCGAATAACCAACTTAGGCAACGTAGGTATAGGCACTACTTCAATTAATGCACAAGCACGTTTACACCTAGCATCTGCGAACACCACGAAAACAGCATTACACATAGAAAATACATCTACTGGTGGTAAACGATGGGATATTGCTGCTATAGGTAGTGGAGTAAGTGGTAGAGCTGGTAATTTACAAATACGAAATGATACTGCTAGTGCTAACTACATAGAAATAGAACACGATACAGGCAACGTAGGTATAGGGACTACTTCGCCTAGTGAGAAATTACACATTTCAGGCTCGTCAAATACAACAGCTAGAATAATTACCACAAGCACAACTTTTGCTGCTGATTATGCTGCACTTAGCTTGGTAGGTGGTGATAATGAAGCGAGTATAAGAAGCATACATGGTGGCGGTGGTGCAGGTGCTTTAGCATTCTTTAATGAAAATGCTGAACGCATGAGAATAAATAGTTCAGGCAACTTAGGCATAGGAACTACTGCGCCAGCTTCCGTACTACACATAAATACGGGAAGCGGTGCAAGCGATGCAAATACTGTTATCCTTGACAGAACAGGGTCTACTGACTATTCAGGAATTAGCTTTGCTACCGCAGGAACAGTAGATTGGTCTATTGGTCAGAATACTGCAGGAAACTTTGAAGTATTTGAAGATGGTGTAGACTCTAAAACTAGACTTACAGTTGCAAGTGGTGGCAACGTAGGTATAGGAACTACTTCGCCAAGTCAAAAGCTTCATGTACAAGATTCAGGTTTTGTAGCAACATTTGGAAATGGACAAAAGTTTTTTAGAATTTACACAGATTCAGACGAAGTAAGTTTACTTGCAGATGGTTCTGTGCCTATGAAGTTTTTTACTGGTGATGCAGAAAAAGTTCGTATCGACACTTCAGGCAACGTAGGTATAGGAACTACTTCGCCAAGTAGAACCTTAGATGTATCTGGCGATATGCGAATTATAGATTCAGGTGCTAATACTGGATTGCGAATTACCACAGATAACGACAGAGAAGCATACATAATTTTAGGCGATACCGATGATGCTTCTATGGGTGGCATTGCATATAACAACAGCACTAATGCTTTATCTATTGATTGTAATAACGCTGAAAGAATGACCATCAACTCATCAGGCAACGTTGGCATAGGAACGAGTTCGCCAAGTGAGAAGTTACATGTTAATGGTAATATCATTCTACCTTATGGCAATGCTTACAAAGGTGTTGGTTCAACAAATGATGAAATACTCAAGATGTCATTTACCTCTGGTGTTGGTGATATTCTTAATATAGCACCAGCAGGAAACTCATCAACAGGTGAAATAGCTTTAAAAACAACAACAGGCTCTAGCACTTCAGAAGCCATGCGAATAGACAACTCAGGCAACGTAGGCATAGGAACTACTTCGCCAAGTGAGAAGTTGGAAGTTGATGGTGGCACTTCAACAAAATTATTTATTAATAGTTCAACCCATAATGCAAGTGTTGCTAATGAAGCAATATTACAATTTGGTTATGGACATTCTGGCTCACCAGATGCTGTTGGTAATATCAAGTTAGTAGAAAATTCAACCAATAGTTTTGACGGTAATATGGTTTTCTCAGTTCCATCTAACAATGGTTCAGGTGGTAGTTCTACAGCAGAAGCTATGAGAATCAGATACGATGGCAACGTTGGTATAGGTACTACTTCGCCAACTCAAGAGTTACAAGTAAATGGAAATATAAAACTAGAAACTACTGGTAGTGAGTATGTTTTTGCTGCCGCTACAGCTTCAAATAATGTTGATGCTGGACATAGGTATCATTCATCCGAAGAGTATGTGGCAACATTTACTGGTGCTACAGAACGTATGCGTATAGACAGTTCAGGCAACTTGTTGGTTGGTAAGACAAGTAGTAATAATGGTTCAACACAAGGCACAGAAGTACAATCAGATGGACAAATATTTACTACCAAAGATAGCGATGCTTCTCTTTATCTAAATAGGCTTACCAATGATGGTTCTGTAGCTATATTTAAAAAGGCTGGTACATCAGTCGGCTCTATCTCAGTCACAGCATCAGCCACAACTTACAACACCTCATCCGATGCTAGACTTAAAGATATTACAGGCGAAGCCAGAGGTTTAGAGGTCATCAACGAACTCAACCCAGTTGCTTACGACTGGAAAGCAGATGGCAAGTCTGATGAGGGTTTGATAGCCCAAGAAGTCAAAGAGCTAGTACCTAATGCAGTGTCAGAAACCGAAGAAGGTTATTACCAAATGGATTACTCTAAGTTGGTCACACCATTAATTAAAGCTGTGCAAGAACTGACAGCTAAAGTTGAAAACTTAGAAGCACAATTAGCCAATAAATAAGCACAGATTAATTTAATTAGTGTATAATTTTTTTATTATGGCTATTTCTTATACATGGAACTGCAAACAACACGATGCTTACACTACACATGGTGGCGAGAGCAAAGTGATCTACAACGTGCATTGGCGCTTACAAGCAACTGATTCTGTCAAAGACAGTGAGGGTAACCCATATACTGCTGAAGCTTATGGCTCACAATCTTTAGATTGTTCTGACCTGTCATCTTTCACAGCTTATGATTCACTAGCTGAATCTAATTTACAAGCTTGGGTTGAAGCTGCTATGGGTGCTGACGAGGTGGCAAACCTTAAAACTAATTTAGATGCACAGATCGCTGAACTTAAAGCACCAACAAGCTTCAGTGGAGTTATTGGCGAATAAATAATTTGTTATGAACTTTGGATTGGCTGCTTTTGCTGAACTGCCAATGGCTACTGACGAGGGCAGAATCCAGTCACAACAAAATTTAATCAAACAAGCAGCCCTCACTACCCTTACTGGTTTATCTACCACTGGCAGCAATATCTATGCTTCTAGGGTACACAATCTCGAAACAATCAAACTGCCAGCTTTGTTGCTTTATACAGTCGATGAAGAATCTGAGCCGATTGTAATGAACCCAGCACGGAGTGTTGAAAAGACCTTGACACTACATCTTGAAGGTTATGTCAAACAAAACACAAACTACGATGACAAGGTAGACGAGATCTCAAAAGAAGTCGAGGAAGCTCTTTTTACTAATAGATTGTTAAATGGGTTGGTTTTAGATAGCTTTTTAACTAATACTGAAATAGAATATGAATCAGAAGGTGATAATCCGCTTGCTAGGGTTGTAATGGACTTTGAGGTTGTTTATCATCATAAAGAAGGAATTTTATAATTATGGCAACATACAAAGGTTCAGACGGAGTGGTCACTATAGGTGGCACAACAGTTGGTGAAATTAGGTCTTTTTCTGTAGAAGAAGCAGCCGATACTATCGAAGATACAGCTATGGGTGATACATCCAGATCATTCAAATCTTCATTGAAATCATTCACAGCGTCTATTGATGCTCTATTTGACAACGATGATGGTGGACAAGATGCACTTTTAATTGGTGCTGAAGTTGCTTGTATCTTTAGATCGCAAGGTACTGGTTCTACTAATATGGAAAGGTCTGGTACTGGTATTGTTACAAGTGTTAGTATAAATCAATCTTTTGATGGTTTAGTCGAAACAAGCTTTAGCTTGCAAGGCACTGGCGCATTAGCAATAGCTGACCAATCTTAATACATGAAAGCAATAGAACGTGCTAAAGCGCATTTCAATTCGTTAGAAGTAAAGAAAATCGTTGTGCCTGAATGGGGTGATGACGATGCACCGCTTGAGATTTATGCCAAACCCTTAACCTTACAAGAAACTTCCAAACTTTATCGCATGGCACAAGAGGACGACATGGCTATGTTAGCTTATGTCTTAATCTACAAAGCCCTAGACAACAATGGCGATCAGATCTTTTCCTTAGAGGACAAACACACACTACTAAACAAAGTAGATCGTAACGTCCTTATCAAAGTCTCTAACGAAATCATGGCTGAGAAGCCAGCAGACGAAGTAAAAAAAAGTTAGCCGAGGATCACAACCTCTATAATCAGCTCGGATTAGCAGAGCTTTTAGGTAAATCTCTACACGAGATTCAGCAAATGTCCATAGAAGAATACCAATTATGGACAGCATACTTTAGAATAAAAGCAGAAAGACATAAAAATGGCTAACCAAAGTTACAAAATCCTCATATCGGCAAAAGATAAAGCTAGTGCATCTTTTAAGTCACTAAATAAAGTAGCAGGCAAGACAGGGCAAATAGTTGGTGGTTTAACTAAAGGTGTAGCGACAGCTACAGTTGCTTTGACAGCAGCCTCAGTAGCAGTAGCAGCAGTAGCTAGAAGTTCTTTTGAGTTCGCAGATGCTATTGGTAAGGTGTCAACCAGAACAGGCATAGCAACAGATACAGTACAAGCCTTTCAGATAGCAGCAGTAGAATCAGGCTCATCCGTTGAGATAGCTAACAAATCACTAGAGAAATTTACCAGATCAGTCGGTGATGCACAAAGAGGTCTTAAAACCCAAGCAGACATATTTAAAGACCTTGGTGTTTCTATACAAGATGCTAATGGCAACACTAAAACTATGGATGTCTTGCTCAGAGAAGTTTCTGACGGCATGGCAGGACTTAAATCACAATCAGAAAAAGCCACAGTAGCAGCTAACTTGTTTGGTCGTGCTGGTATCCAAATAGTAGATATTTTGGACAATGGTGGTTCTTCTTTCGATGCTTATATAGATAAGGCTAAAGAATATGGTCTAGTTTTAAGTGAAGATGGTATCAGACAATCAGAAAAATTTAACGACACCCTTGCTTTCATCAACAGGCAATTTAAAACAGCAACAGCAGCTATATCTATAGCTTTCTTACCTATCCTGCAAAATCTAGCGACATCATTCAAAGAAACTACAGCAGCAACAGTGGCAGGTGAAGATGGTGTTATGAAATTTGGCGAGACAATCAGAGACAGGGTTTTAGACAGTATTGATGTTTTCATCAGAGGCTTGGCAGATATGCTGGATGGTGTGCATAAATTCCGTTTAGATGTAGCAGATTTAGGCAGAGATATAACTATCAGTTTTTTAGAAGCTGAAAAAGCAATTTTAGAAGCAAAAGGCGCATTTTTATTCACTGATGCTGCTATTAGAAAAAATGCTAACGGCATAGAGCTTCTTGATATGAAAATTAAAACTGCCAATATGCAATACAAGGCTTTCGCTGAATCTAATAAATCTGGTGGTGATGCTGTTAGGGGTTTTGCCGACAAACTAAGGAACAAGCTTACAGCAATGTTGGGGGAAAATAGTGATGAGGTAGAAAATCTTGTAGATTCATATAAAGCATTGTTTGGTGGCATAGATACTGGCATTACAGACTTGCAAAGCCCTTTAGCTGTATATGCTGACAGCCTAACTAATGCACAAACAAGAACCAAAGATTTTGAGACAGCGCAAGTCAATGCCTTCAAAAAAGCTGAAGATGCTTTAGTAAGTTTTGTGCAAACTGGCAAACTAGATTTCAAAGACTTAATAGATTCATTGATAGCTGATTTAGCGAGACTAGCTATTAGACAGAGACTTATATCACCTTTATTCTCGCTTTTTAGTGACTTTACGGATGGCAGCACACCAGATACAAGCAAGCCTACAGGTAAAGATTTTGTGCCTATCTTTGCTGGTGGTGGGTTTACAGGCATGGGTGCTAGAGCTGGTGGTTTGGATAGTAAAGGCGGTTTCCCTGCAATATTACACCCTAATGAGACTGTGATAGACCACACTAAAGGCAATACTGGCAGTAGTATAGTTATCAATCAATCAGTCAATTTTGCTACAGGAGTGCAAGACACAGTGAAAAATGAGGTATTGCAGCTATTACCAGATATAGCAGAAACCTCAAAAGGCGCTGTGCTTGAAGCTATGAGTAGAGGCGGTAACTTCAGAAGAGGTATGCGATGATTATAGCTATGCCTACAAACCATAACTTTGCAACAGTAAGATTCACTCTTAATAGAAATATTGCCACAACAAGATCAGCTTTTACTAATCGACAACGCACACAAGAATACGATGGTGTTTACTGGTCAGCAGAATTGACACTACCACCCATGAAGCGCAGTGATGCTGTAGAATGGATTGCTTTCTTATCACGTCTACAAGGCACGAAAAACACTTTCTTGCTTGGAGATCCATCGCACACAACGAATTCAGGTACTTACAATGGTGATTTTTTAGCTATCGAAAGCCGATTAGGTACATCCTCAACATTACTCAACTTCTCCACAACCAACAATACAATATCAGATAATGAACAAAATGATTCTTTTCAGGGTTTAGCAACAGGTGATTTCGTTTTGATAAGTGGTGCAAGTGCTGATGAAAATAATGGCACTTTCAAAATAACAACCTTTGTTAACAATAATGGCATCAGGGTAGATAGAGACATAACCAATGCTACAGAGCAAGCTTGTACTATTAAAGACAATGCTAAAGGTATCACAGGCTTAAACCTTACACGCACAGGCACAGCAGCAGGCACAATCAAAAAAGGTGATTACTTAGCTTTACATGACGCTGCTTCTGCAACCTCAAACCCAATACAATATGTTATGGCTGTAGAAGATGCCACAGTCACTTCTAACGACTATGCTGTACGCACAGAACCAAAACTGAGAGCAGCAGCCACCAATACACATTACGTCAAATTTGCTAATCCTAAAGGTCAGTTTAGGTTGGCTTCTAATCAAACCTCATGGTCTGTCAATGAGGCATCAACATATGGTTTGGCTTTTACAGCAATCGAGGTGATAAATGGCTAGTAGACCAAGTGTTGCTACCTCAGTAGCTAATCGTCTAGCAAATGATAATCATATTATCAGCTTCGGTGTGCAGTTTACGCTTGATTCTGGCGATGTGAATGTTTGGAATGGTGTAGGCAACTTCACTGGTAGTGACAACAACACATATATAGGTGCTGGTGAGTTATTGCAACTATCCAGTATAGAAGAAACTAAAGAACTACAATCCACTAATTTAACCATAAGTATTAGTGGTCTGTCAGAGGAAATCTATAACGCTGTGACCACAGAAGATATGCAAAACAGATTCATAACTTTGCGTATGTTCTTTTTCCATCCTGACACTATGGCTGAGATAAGCAATGTAATTTTGTTTAAGGGCAGAATAGATGGCATAACTATTACAGATGGTGACACTTTTAACATAGTTTTCAGTTGTGAAAATAAGCTAATAGATCTAACCAGACCGAGAAATTTGTTTTACACTCCTGAAACACAACAGTACCTACACACAGGAGATCAGGGTTTGAGCTTTGTACCCCAAATACAAGAACAGCAGCTTTTTTGGGGTAATGCTTTAGGCGGTGGCACTGGCGGTGGTGGCGGTGATGGTGCTGGTGGTGATGGTGGTATCTATCAGCTAAGATAATGTTTAAAAAAATATTAAAAGCAGCCTTTACATTAGCTACTATATCTACTGGTATAGGCTTAATCACAGGACAAGTAACCAAAGCACTATTTTTAAAAACACTCGGCAACAGATTTATAAGCAACTTCTTGTTAATGGGTTTGAGTTATGTCACAGCCAAAGGCTCTGAAAATACACCCGCTAGAAATATTGGTTTTAAAGCAGCTACACGCAATCCTATTGCACCAAGAAACATTGTTTACGGCAAAACTAGGGTTGGTGGCACGATAGTATATCAACAGACATCAGGCACTAATAATGTCAAATTGCACAATGTCATAGCATTAGCTGGACATGAAATAGAAGATATTACAAAAATGTATATCGATGCTGGTAAAGGTGTACAAGAACTTTCTATCGCCAGTGATTTCACTGAAACCTCATCAGGTAGTGGTATTTTTATTGTTAACAATTCTGCTTTTGTTAATTCTTCTAACAGCGACAAATACAATACAGCAGGTGGTCTAATCAAGATTGTGTTTGAGAAGGGTGCGCAAACTGCTGTTAATAGTGCTGTGCAGACTGAAATAAATGGCTCTGGTGGCTCAGATTGGACTACTAACCATAAATTACAAGGAATTGCCTACATTTATGTCGGTTGTGTATTTGACACAGATAAGTTTGCAGCTTTTCCGAGCTTCAGTTTTGAGGTCAAAGGTAAGAAAGTTGTCGATCCAAGAGTACACGCAACAAACACAACTTTTAGCACAAACCCTGCTCTGATAATTAGAGATTATCTGAAAGACACAGTATATGGTTGTGCAGCAAGCAGTGATGAGATTAATGATGCTACTACTGATGCAGGATTTAAAAAAGCAGCAAGCGACTGCGATGATTCTATCGCTGTTACAGGGGGTAATGAAAGCAGATTTACACTCAATGGACAATTCGATTCTACAGCCGAACCACAGAGTATATTAGAAAATATGCTTTCTTCTTGTGCTGGTCAGCTTGGTTATAACAACGGCAAGTTTAATCTGTTTGTCGGTAAGGCACGCACAGCAGCAGGCACAATCACTGACGATAAACTCTTAGCACCCTTACAGTTCACACTTAAACAGTCAGGGGTTGAAAGATACAATGGTGTTAAGGCGACTTTCCAAAGAGAAGATGCCGATGATTATAAAGCAGCAGAGATTACACCAGTAAAAAATACTAGCTTTTTGAACGCAGATACACCTGATGAAGAAAGCTCAACAAGCTTTGAGAAGTTTATGAATGTATCTTTTCCACTAACAACTTCAAAATACACTGCGCAAAGGTTAGCAGAAATAGCTCTCAAATATTCGAGACAAGAAGTGACAACCTCAGTTTTAGTGCCAATAGAATTTATAGCTTATCAGGTTGGTGACATAGTAAACCTAGACAATGCAAGGGTTGGCTATACAGGCAAAGATTTTGAAATTACAGGGATTAATTTCGAATTTTTAGAAGATGATTATTTAGCGCTGCGACTAGATCTAAAAGAATATAGTTCTACAGTTTTTGATAATGTTACCTACAATGATATAAGATAGGTTATAATTTATTTCATGTGGATTTTAGAAATTATTATTTACTTGTTAGCTTTCGTTGGGTTAGCTAACATTATTATACGTTTCTACCCAACACCTAAAGCTAATTGGAACATCAAGCTTTATGATTTTATAGATTATTTATCATTGAGAAAAGGAGTTACCAATGGCAGACGAAAAAAATAAAAAAACTGACGTAGTTGCAGAATTAGAAGCAAAATTACAGGAAAAAGAAGCTGTAATTAATGCACTTAGTGGACTGGTAAAATACTGGTCAGGCAAAGTAGTTGACAACGAATCAAATGTTTTCTTAGCAAAACTTCAACAAGAAGCACAACAAAATGTGCCTACTGAAGAGGTTGAAGAATGAGCTGGTGGTCTAAATTTATCGATGTAATGACTGGCACACACAGAAAGAAAGTGCGTGCTAGAAACAAAAAAGGTCAATATGTCGGTGACGATAAAAGCACACCTGATGTCAATGAGGCATACAAAGAGGTCAGAGTAAAAACTAAGAAAAAATAAAGGGCTGGTTGTATTTGTAAATTTTTCATATTATTTCCTAGTATTTTCATAAACCCAGCCCTTACCCCATCATGCAAGACATCATAAGTGTCATCCAACAAGTAGGTTTTCCCATAGCAGCAGCTATTGGTCTTGGTTGGTTTATCTACAAATTAATCATGCGGATTGTCGATGGCATGGAGAAGAAGCTTGATGTCGTGGATGAAAAGGTTGCAGAGCAAATAAATGCTATGGAACAAAGGCTTGGCACTAAGCTAGATACACAGCATAAAATCTTGGTTGCTTTGATAGATCGTATCCGTAGTCTTGACAATGAAATCATTAGGCAGGACACTCTTATTAAGACTATCTTAGGAGTGCCACAGCTTATCGACAGTAACAAGATAGCTAAAGCAGACAGAGATGACCAAAGAAAAGATTGACGATTATTACAAAGACAAATATAAGCGGATGGGTTGTGCTGTTTTTTTAATCCCTTTGTTAGCGCTACCCATCTTAGCTGACGAGATTAAGTTTCAGTTCAAGTCGCCTGCTTTTAGTGGCATAGGCACATCGGCACATTATCTAACTATCGAGAATCAAGAGTTTACTAGAAGCGAGGCTATTAGAGTAGAGCTAGAAGCTAAACTAGAAGAACAACTGAGAGAGAAAAACAACAGCCTGCTAGAAAGATGGAAAAACAATTTACAATCTAGGATCTTATCTAACATCTCTAGACAGATTACAGATTCACTATTTTCTGACGATCCACAACTAACAGGATCGTTTGTTTTATTCGACAATGTGATTAGCTGGGATAGCGATGGCACATTTATTACTCTAAGCATATATAATACTCTTGATGGCACTACTACAGAAATTACTATACCTGTTAACTCTTTCGGTTTTCCTGAGTAGTTGCGCAACGCATAGAGAATATATTTCACCTTGTCTGACTAATCCTGATAACGACTACAAAGATGTTGTCACCATTGTAGGTAAAGCTCAATGTTTTTCTAAATCTGCTTTTATCAATGAGCCTGTGACAGAGGCTATAAGTCGTGTCGGTATTGCTAATGTACAGCCCATAGTAGCTGTTTATAAGTTCCAAGATCTGACAGGACAGCGCAAATCTATCGATGGTTATGCTAGTTTCTCGACAGCTATGACACAAGCACCTGAAACTTACCTGATTAGAGCCTTAAAACAATCTGGCTTCTTTCGTGTCGTAGAAAGGGTTGGCATAGATCATATAACTAGAGAACGACAAATTATCCGATCCACAAGACAAAAGTTCGATGACAAGACAGAAGAGTTGCCCTTGTTGTTTGCTGGTATCTTGTTTGAGGGCGGTATCATAGACTACAACACTAACTTGCTTTCTGGCGGTCTAGGTGCTAGATATTTGGGTATCGGTAATTCTAAACAATATCGTGAAGATACAGTCATAGTAGCTATAAGAGTAGTATCGGTTAGTACAGGTGAGGTCTTACTAGAAAACTTAACAACTAAGACTATTTTATCGGTTGGCTTATCCAATGATCTATTTAGATATATTGCTGATGGCACAAAACTTGTAGAGTTTGAGACAGGTAATGCCATGAATGAGAGCAAATCTATCGCTTTGCAAAGTGCTATAGAAGTCGGTATAGTAAATATAATAGAACAGGGCATTGAACGAGGCTACTGGTCGGTGAAAAACTTATGAGACTTGTATTATTGTTATTCTTATCATTTGGCTTATATGCAGACAACGAAGTGTTTGTCTCCCAGACAGGCTCTAACGCTGTCATTAAATTAGAGCAGCTAGGTAGCTCTAATCTCATAGGTGGCACAAACGCATCTGCTGGTAGCCTCACTGCTTTAGGTATAAGCGGTAGTGATATGACCTTGACTATCAATCAAATTGGCTCAAGCAACTTGTTCAAAGCAGATGATTTTAATGGTGACAACGTCACAGCTTATTGGAATTTTGCAGGTGATAGTAATGTCTTTGATTTAGTTATGAACAGCTTAGAAGCTAATACTAGCGACTATGTCAACCTAAATATCCAAACTACTGGTAGCAGCAATACTTTTGATTTAGCTATAGCAGAGAACAGCGATGCTGGTTATTTAGATCTTGACTGGCTAATTGATGGTGATTCTAACGAGTTTTCTTTTGACATAGACTACGAGAACGCTACAAACTACATAGATGTTTTAGGCGATAGCAACACCCTAACCTTCACTGGTAGTGGTTATGCAGGTAACACAGCCAGCGATTCTGCTTACTTCTATTTAGATTTAGATGGTTCAAGTAATACCTTTAACATTACTCAGGCTTCGACACTAGCAAGAGATTACCTTAAAATTACAGCTAATGGCTCGAATAGCACTTTTTGTATTGTTCAAAATGATGGTGGTACATCCACTTCATGCTGATCCAATAGGCGATATTTCAGAACTTAAGGGCTTTGGTCAAATAGTTAGAGATCAGCCTTATCCTGCAATCTTAGACTTCAATATAGAATCTTACGACAGTGTGCAGACCAGAGCAGGTCGAATAGCCATCACCTTCTTAGACAACACACAAGTGCGTCTAACAGAACATTCTAATTTAGTTATAGATGAGTATATCTATACCCCAGATAACAGCTCTATGAGCCTTAAATTTGCTTCTGGCACTATTAGGTACATTAGTGGTGCGCTAAATAAGAAGAAGGTGAAACTGACAACTGACAGCGCTGAGATTGCCATATTAGGTACAGACTTTACTGTGACAACTACAGAGTTTGGTTCTAGCTTGATTATCTTGCTGCCTGATGAGTTCGGTAACGCTAGTGGCGAGATCATAGTCTCAACAGGTGCAGGGCAAGTAACCCTGAATCAACCCTATCAGGCTACTACTACCAGTGTTTTTGAATCAGCACCCACTAAGCCAGTTACCCTAGATATAACCTTAGACTTTATCGACAATATGCTGATCATCAATCCCCCTAAAGAGGTAGTAGCACAAGAAGAGGAGAGCCAACAACAGTCGACAGATTATCTAGATTACAACGAGTTAGATGTCGATTTATTGAATGAGGATTTTTTGAAGTTAGACGAGGATTTTGAGTTTACAGAGTTAGATATAGATTATCTTGATGTGAACTTCTTAGAAGATTTATTGGATGTTTTAGATGCCTTAGATACAGGCGAGGAACAAGACCAGTTAGCTATCAACTTAGAATCTGCTAACATCAGTGGTACAAGTATAGGGCAAGATACTGAAACCCAAATTACAACATTTATACAAGGTGAAAGATTGACAATGCAAAGAGTGGTAAATCAACAGGCTTATTTAGATTTAGACAGTGGTGGTGCATACACAGTTATCTTTATTCAGGATGGTGTCAGCAGAACAGTTAAGATCAATGGTGGCTCATCCTCTAGTATTACGATTACCCAAAACCCATGATTAGAATAGGTCTAGCACTCATTACACTTCTAGCACTACCTTTGGCTTTACAAGTACCTGCCTTAGAGATCTTAAAGTTGAAAGTCTTTGATAGGTTTGTTGAGCAACATAAGCCATCCGAATACTTTACTATCTTAAATATAACTGACAGTGATGTTAGAGCAGAGGGTGGTTATCCTTTACCAAGACAAAGATTAGCTGAAATAAACGAAGAGATTATGGCAAAGGGCGCACTCGGTGTCGGATATGTTATATCATTTATAGACAAAGACAGGTTTGGTGGTGACAGCTCATTTAGTAAATCTGTTTCAAGTAATCCCATAGTTGTTGCCACCTTTGAGACAGATAATCAGCTTTATCCAGAACCAACAGGCACAGTCTTGTTGGGTGAGCCAGCGCAAGGCATAGCGTTACAAGGCTATATGCCTAATATTCCAGAAATATCTGAAGTTGCCTTAGAGGGTATGGTCTCAGCGCCAGTTGATGTCGATAATTTAGTGAGAAGATTACCCTTGCTATTACAAACACCTGACGGCTGGATTCCTAGCTTTGGTACACAGGTCTTAAAAACCCTAGCTGGTGCAGATACTTTTATTATCAAAACCAATGAGGCAGGGATAGAAGAGATCAAGGTCAGAGGTTTACCACAAACCAGAGTGGACAGTTTAGGACGACACTGGTTATCTTGGGTAGATACTCCACAAACCACATTAGCAGAAATGGCTGTCAAAGATAAATTTGTCTTTGTCGGTGTGACAGCAAAGGGGGTGATGCCGCAATTAGCCAGCCCAGTCGGTTTGTTAGAGCCACATAAGATTCAAGCTGCTTTAGCAGAATCTATGCTTATACCTAACAGCCCCTACATACCTTATTGGCATTTAACAGCAGAATTGGCTAGTTTAATAATTTTGTGCCTGCTTATTTGGCTTGTAAGCTCTTTTATGGGTATTACATGGTCTATTACCCTTGCTTCTGTGATCTTTTGCTCTACGGCTGCGTATGGGCTTTATACGATTAGAGCAGGGGTTTTAATTGATTTTAGCTATACTTTGATCGCTGAATTTGTCACAGCTAGTGTAGCTTACTATCTTAACTTCCGTAAACAATACAAATTACGACAGCAGATCAAGAAACAGTTTGAGCATTATCTCGATCCACGACAAGTCAAACGCTTACAAGACGATCCTAGTTTGTTGAAGCTAGGGGGTGAAAAGCGCTATTGCACTTTCTTGTTTACAGATGTCAGGGGTTTTACTGCCTTGTCGGAAAAGCTCGAGCCAGAGGAAGTCACTGAAATAATGAACAAAGCCCTGACGATACAAGCCAACACAGTGCAAAAATATGGTGGCATGGTCGATAAGTATATTGGTGATGCTATGATGGCTATTTTCAATGCGCCTATGGATTTACAACACCATGAAGTATTAGCAGTTGAAGCAGGTATTGAGATCCTTGCCGAAATAGAAAAAGCAGGGTTAGAAGTTCGTATTGGTATTGGCATAAATTCTGGAGAAGCTGTGTTAGGTAATATGGGTAGTGAATCACGATTTGACTATACTGCCATAGGTGATGCTGTAAATACAGCAGCTAGATTAGAAAGTGCGACAAAAGAACGAGGTGTCGATATTTTAATTGGCGAACAAACTGAAAAGTTTTGTGGTTATAGGTTACAATCATTAGAACCAATTAAGGTTAAAGGCAAAAGTAAGCCGTTAAAAATATATACACATGGTTGAAGCATTTATCTATAACTGCACATTAGACAGGGTTGTCGATGGCGACACTATAGATGTACATATAGATTTAGGTTTTGGTGTCTGGTTTCGCAAACAAAGAGTTAGATTAGCAGGCATAGATACACCTGAATCTAGAACGAGAAACAAAGCAGAGAAGGCGCTAGGGTTGGCAGCAAAGGCACGACTGCAAGAACTGTGTGGTGAAAAGTTATTAGTCAAGTGTGTCGATAAAGGCAAGTTTGGCAGAATAATCGGCATACCTTACACAAAAGATAATCAAGATATTTGCCAAATACTCATAGAAGAAGGTCATGCAGTAGAGTATTGGGGTGGCAAAAAAGTCAAAGTTTGGGGATAACATGAAGATATCAGAAGAGGGCAAAGCCCTAATTAAGAAGTTTGAAGGTTGTGAGCTAGAGGCTTATCAGTGTCCAGCAGGCAAATGGACAATAGGCTACGGACACACAAAAAATGTGCAGAAAGACGATCATTGGTCACAACATTATGCAGAGACTATGCTCGATATAGAGTTAGAAGAATACGAGGGCTATGTCAATGATTTAGTCACAGTGTCACTAGAGCAACATCAGTTCGATGCTTTGGTCGCTTGGGTTTATAACTTAGGAGTAGGCAATCTATTAAGCTCAACCCTGTTAGTGAAATTAAACGCAGGTGAGTATGAGGATGTGCCACATGAGATTCAGCGCTGGAATAAAGCAGCAGGTGAGGTCTTAGAGGGCTTAGTCAGACGTAGGAAGGCTGAAGCCTTGTTGTTTGAGGGCAAGGACTGGTCTGAGGTTTAACGAAAAATCACAACCATACTGTCGTGCATACCACATTTAGTAGATACTTGTTTGCCGTAAGTATTTACACCAATAAATTTTACCCTACCTCTTAAAAAACGTATGTCGCTGGCATTGGGTAAGATGTAATCGTGAAACAAAACTGTTGATGTTGAAACAGGCAACAAACAAACACACAGCTTACCTTTTTGTGCTTCTTTTATTGCTTTTTTGACAAACGCTTCTTTAAGCTGCCTGCTGTAAGGCGGATTAATAAAGTTTCTTGCGCCCCAGTCTTTTTGCAACCCATCGAAATCAGCATACAAAGGACAAGGATCATAGTCAAAGTCAAACTCATCGTGTAACTTGTCATACAAGTCTTTAGGTGTAGCCCAATGATCGCTATGATCCAAATTACGATTCTTCATCGTTTATCCTCTTGACTGTAGCCGTCTTGCGCCTAATCGTATAACCATCTTTCGCAGGTACAACTTTCTCAGGTTGCGGCTTATATGTTGTTGTACCCCAAGTGACTTTGTATCTGTCGTTTATGCCAATCTCAGCCTCACCCATCTTGGTCTGTATGTAGATTTGTGACTTTTCGATCTCATCATTCAGCAACTTAATTTTGTCTTTGTTGTCATTAATACGATCCAAATGGAAACCACAATCGTCATCGTTGAGATCTACCTCGACCTTTTCACCCACAGGATGCATGATTTGTAAGTCAGGCAAGACCTGTGGTGGATACCAGTCTTGTGCTTTGATACGTCTTTCAAAGTCAGTTATGATGTCTGTAAGTTCTTTTTCAAAGGCAAAGTCTCTGCGCAACAGGAACATCTTAAAATCGTTGGTATTGTGAAGAGTGCTAATTACTCCCCAACTGTACCCACATATTGCACAGAGAGCTTTGGTCTGCAAGACACCTCGCCACAGTGGTGGCTTACCATCTGCTTCAGGCATTTGCCTAGTCGTTTTTATTTCGATGATGCCCTTACCATCGAGCATAATTTCTTGGTCATCTTCGGTGTAGATAATGTCATTGTCTGGTTGTATGAGGTTGTTTTTACTATAGGCGATGCCATCAATAGAGCCTTCAAGGGGTAACTCAGGGTGCTGCACTGCTTCAGTGATTGTGGTTGCAACACCAGATAAGTTTAGCTTTTCAGCCGTAAGCTCTATCAATGGCTTCTCCAATCTATTGCCTATCTCTATGGGCATACTGTCTTTGACAGTTCTGACATTCTTGCCTTGTCGTGCATCTATTCTTGATTTTAGATACTCATTCTTCGTCTCATAAGGGGAGACACCAAACAGAACTGGTATGCCAGAACAAGATGCGTGGTTGTCGCTGGATAATTTACCTACTGCTTTTGCCATCTTTGCTCTGTAGATATTCATTAATAATCTGATCTGCTATGCCAGTCATTTTAAGATTGTGTGCTTGGCAATAGGACTTTAGTTTCTTGTG